ATAAACACCTTCAACTGAACGTATCCATTGTGAACCTGTCCATTTATATTGTAAACCTGTTGTTACATTTGTTAAATAATTTGTATTTGAATTACTACTAGCATCAAATATAACATCCCAATTTGAACCGTTATATTCAATTATATCATTAGCATTTGCTATTAGTTGATCTCCGTTAGTACCTTTCCATGCAGTAGCAACATCATTTGCTGGATTGTTTATGTCGCCTGTTCCTTCTGTTAGTAAGTAACGTTGACCATGTTTTGCATTTGGAAATTGTATTGTACCATTAAGAACACCTGGTCCACTTTTTAAAGGATTAACAACAGCATCAACTGGATCTAATGTATTTGCAGGCAATGTGTCAACATCAACTGTAAATAACATGATATTATCGTCCGTTGGATGATAAGCAATTGTTCCTATAATTTCTGTACCTGTTACATTGTTAGATAAGCGCATTTGACTAATACCGCTTTCAAGAACGCCGTATTCTTCAACTACTGCTTTCCAACTAACATTACTAACCTGTGTAGTAACTGGATCAAATGATGTATTTTTAACATCTTCTGTGTCATTTGCTTGAAGCAATTGTAATTGATTTCCTATGTACAACAATTGATAACCGTGTGGTGTAATCTTTGCTCTTGTACCTAATAATATATCGTCACTGTTTAATGGATCAAAACTATCAATGTCGTTGTCGTCAAAAACACTAGATATAATCTTATGTATAACACCCATTTTAGTAACTCTAGCAGGTAGACTTAACCAAATAGGAATTGTAAAGTTTAATGTAGCAACATCAATTGGATCGTCTGTACCCACAGGAACAGTCCTAGAACTCCAAGTTGTATTGTTAAGTTCTACAACACTTAAACTTGTCCAATCTAAGTAATTGTCGGTGCTTTGAATTTCCATACTTGGATTAAACAATGGAAGAATTTGTTCCATTATTTGTAATTTTTGTTGTGTATTGGATGTCCAAATATCCAATGCAATACTTAAATCATACGGTACAGGCATAGCACGTTCAACTGTAAATGCATCGCCTTGTGTTGTTTCGTATGTTTCGGATGATGTATTGTATTCGCGTTGTCGTACTTGCATTTTGCCAACAAACTGTGGCTCTTGTACACGATCTCTAGCATATGCTAAATCACTAATATGAAAAGCCATCATCGTAACATTTAATATGCTACTTTGTGAGTTATTCTGTATGACGTGTTGAACTTGTCTTGAAGGGTCGCCGTATTTAATAGGCACAGTTAAATAAGTTACATTACCGTCGTCGTCTTTTCCGTACTCTACTTGGTAATGACTAAACATTCTTGTGAACTGTAACAAGAAACGTCTAATTTGTGCATCGTAATGAAATTGTGTTGTTGCCATAATTAATTATCTGCTGATGGGCGTAATAAATCACTAAGACCTTGTAGTGTAGGTATATCGCCTCTATCTTTTGTTTTTAATGTATCTGTGTTATTTACAAACTTACTACGTTGTGTCTTATTATCAGATGCACCAGGTGTTAAATTAGTTCTAACATTATCTTCTACTTTAATCCATCTATTTCCGTCATATCTAAACAGCCTGTTTGGAAAATAGTCTAAACGTAGTACGTAGTCGCCTATTAATGCGTTCGGCGGAAATACAGTCCCTGGTGTAACCGGTAAACCGTTAGGTGGCAGAGCATTACCAGTTAAGTATCCTGTTAGCCAACCATTTGCTTCTGGAGTTATTTCTGTTTTGTCAACTGTAACTTCTCCTGAATCTGCTTTATGTACTATGGAATCAACTGTAATGCCTGCACTATCATCTGGAATATTATCAGCACCAACTGGTTCTATATAAAATTTACTAACGTCATAACCACTAACAGGTAACTCAGCAACTGCTTGGTCAACAATTGCTTTGTTGATTTCCTTATTCTTATTATGTGTGCTTAGTAAGTCATTTATAGTACCACTATCAAAATCATCTGCACTTGGGATAGCACCAGCAACAGTAAAGTCTTGATTAAGTGCATCGTTGCTATCTGCTGTGTAAACATCACTGTCTACAGTAATTGTAGAGTCGTCAGCTGTGTACCATACTAATACACCACTATCTCTTTGAGATTTATCAGCGTATAAATCCAACACATCTTTGTATTCCTGACTTCCTACTAGTGGCGTCGCTTTAATTCTCCACAAGTGCGGTTGCCACGTTTGACTAAAACCTTCACTTGCAAATGACGCATCTTGTACAGTATAAAGTTTCGGTAAAGGTGTTTGAATTGATTCATCTAATGGATGATAATCCTTTAAGTTAGGAACTTCAATTACATCGCCTGCCATTAATTTACGACCCAATGCATCTATCATTCCATTGTAGTGAAATGTAACAAATAAAGTATCTTGTTGCAAAAACAATCCAAATTGACTTAAATCAAAGTCTATATCTTGTACGTTATAAACACCACGCATTTGATAAACGTCTGGATCATAACTACGATCTCTATTTTCTAAAAGTAACAAATCCTCAATAAATGTTGGATCTGTTGCAGTTGAGCCTGGTTGTGTTGCATCAAAATTCTCTGCACTTGGATCTTTGGTATTGTCACCTGTTGACGTTGGGCCTAGATATTTGTGAATAAAAATATCTATACCGCCCACTGTATACATTTCAGCAATAGTTCTATCTAAGAACTTATAATCGCTGGTTTTATTTTGACGGTATAAACTTAATCTAGGCATTTCAATTTGGTATTAAACTTTATATTCATGTATTTATGCAGAATTTTTTTACATTTCTGTCATTTTTTTTAATATTGACTTTCTAAATGCATAAAATACTGCAACTGAAATAACTAATTACTAAATTAAAAATATTTTTTAAATGGCAAGAGGAAAAACAATAGATCAGAAAGGTATGGGGTTTGAACCAACGTGGGAAAAGCAACCAAATGATACCGAAAGAAAAGTAGCAAAACTTAGAGCATTTGCTTGGTATAACTATTTTAACGGTTATAAAGAGGCAAAGGCCTTTGTATGTCAGTACTTAATAAAGAATGACAAAAAGGACAACGCAAAGTTAATTAAAAAAGCACCTGATCAAAAATTTAATAAGCCTGTAGCATGGTTAGCACAAATGTCTTTGAATGGTTTTGAACTAACTAGTCAAGAGTTAATTTCAATAGATAACGACATTGAGCGTTTATTAAAACTTGCTAATAAAATTAAAGAAGAAAAAGGTAAAGAAGCTGATAATAAACCAAAGAAGCCAAATGTTCAGGAAATAATGAAGGAAAAGGCAATGATAGTTGGTGGCGACTTGGAAGCATTACTCGATGAATACATTGCATTAGGTGTTCCTGCTAAACATAAGATTAAGCCTATAGGAACATTAATGGCAAGTACTATGTTACCACAACACGTTCCTTTATTAATTAAACCATGGGAACAACAAAAGAAAGAGTACAAAGAACTTCAAACAACAGAAGATAAAGATTTATTAGAAGCATATAGTAACTTCGGTAAAGTACAAATACGTAATTTAATTAAGTTCTGTGAGCTAGTAATTCACGACCTACATAGTTATGTAACTTATAAAAAGTCAACACGAGCAAAACCAAAGAAAAAAGCAGTTCCTATTACTAAACTAGTTGCTAAGTTTAAGTACATGAAAGAGTTCAAGGATCTTAAATTAGAAAGTTTATCGCCTACTAAAATACCAGAATCAAAGGAACTATTTGCTTATGATACTAAGAAACGTAAGTTGCATTATTACAAAGCAGACGAATTATCAGGTGGATTAACTGTTAAAAATAGTACACTAGTTGGTTTTAGTTCATCGGATTCATGTATTAAAACATTACGTAAGCCTGTAGACCAGATAAAAGAGTTTAAGAAAGCAAGTAAACCTAATTCCAGAAAGTTCTTTAAAGACATTAAAGCAGTTGAAACTAAAACAACTGGTCGTTTCAATGAACATATGGTTATTCTTAAGATATTCAACTAATGATATTTTAGTCTGTACAGGGTTAAAGCGTTGTGTCTATTAACAACGTCTTAGCAAAATCATAAAGCACTTCTAACCAGTCCAATGAACTGCAATTAGTAATTCAAGCACTCCACAACTAGTGGGTTATTATTGCC